TTAAAGCCTTTAAAACCATATCGTAAAAAGGCCAAGAAATAGTTATAAATAGTGATATGGCTAATTTATTTGCAAAAGTAGAACAAGAGGCATTCCGCGCTGGTATTAACCCACGGACTGCACAATCACGTGATTGGTTCAGACGAAAATTATCTCAGATGGGTAGAATAAATCGTAATGAATTATTAAAGGATGAACAGGTAAAACTTGTGAATAAATCACAACCCTTAATTGGCTCAATGAATATGTTTTTCTATGATCCAAAACATAAAGAAACATTACCTTATTTTGATAGATTCCCATTATCAATCATTGTAGGACCTGCTCCTGGTGGATTTTATGGATTAAATTTACATTATCTACCACCAGTATTAAGAGCTAAAATGCTTGATAGTTTAATGGACATCACTAATAATAAAAAATATGATGAAACAACTCAATTTGCAATATCATATAAATTATTAACGGCCACAGCTAAGATTAAATTTTATAAACCTTGTTTTAAACACTACCTATTTCAACATGTAAAGAGTAGATTGGCTAGGGTAAGTGCACCAGAATGGGAAATTGCAACATTCCTTCCAACTGCCGATTGGGAAAAGGCTGGTGCACCACGAGTTTATAAAGATTCCAGAAGGATGATGTAATGTCAGTTGATCAATTAAAAAGTTTGGCATCTGCTAAATTAGGATTTGCAAAACAAAATTCTTTTCTTGTTGAATTACCAACAGAATTTAGCACTACGTCCTTACTGAGTAGAATTGCAACCCTTGGTGCAAATGAATTAAATATACTATGTTCAAATGTAACACTACCAGGCAAACAGATTTTAACCAATGACCGTAGAATTGGTATGGAATTTCAAAAGGTAGCATATGGTTATGCAGTTGATGATGTATCAATGACATTTTATGCTATGAATGATTACGGCATTAAAAAATATTTGGATAGATGGCAAGGTAGCCAAATTAATGAGGAAACACATACACCTGCATATAAAAATACATATCAAAGGGACATTCGTATTCACCAATTAAGAAAACCTCTTATTGGTAAAACAATAGGAAAAGGTCCTATTAATTTACGAATCGGTTTAGGACAAGGCACTGTGTATTCTGTATTATTAGAGAATGCATTCCCTACGACTGTAAGTGCAATTGAATTGAATAATGAATTGGATGGACTTGTACAGGTTACTGCACAGTTCTCTTATACAAAATGGAAAGCGATAAATGACCCACAAGGATTGATTTCAGTCAGTGGGTCAATAGGTTAGGAGTAAATAATGGCTTTACCAAAGTTAAATGATATGCCGAAATATTCGGTTATCATTCCTTCGACACAGCAAGAGGTGCGTATACGACCATTTGTTGTAAAAGAGGAAAAAATTCTATTGATAGCAATGGAATCACAGGACCCAAAACAAATAGCAAATGCTATTATTGATACAATTGAATCCTGTGTTGAGGATAAAATTGAAACAAGTAAACTTACATCATATGATGTTGAATATATGTTTATGCAAATTAGAGGCAAATCTGTAGGTGAAACATCAACTATTAATTTAGCATGTGATAAATGTGAAGAGCGTAATGAGGTAAAAATTAATATTTCTGATATTAAAATTAATTCAAAAATACCAGAAAGTAGAATTACCTTGACAGATAAAATTATAGTTGAAATGAAACCACCATCATATATGCAAATTGCGCAAAGTGAAAAAATACTTGGTGAAAATTCAAATGCAACTGATAGACTCTTCGGATTAATAATTGAATTTATGGATGCAGTGTTGACAGATGATGAAAGAATTGCAATAAATGATATTCCACATGAAGAGGCTATAGAATTTTTGGAATCAATGACAAGTGATCAATTTGGAAAAATTCGTGAATATATTGAAAATCAACCTATGTTAAAACACGAGGTTGATTATGATTGTGAAAATTGTGGTCACCATAACAATATTAGGTTGGAGGGCCTCCAGGATTTTTTCTAGTTTGTCTATCTCATACGAGTTTGATGGTTCATTATAAAACAACATTTGATTTAATGCAACATCACAAATACTCTTTAAATGAGATAGACATGATGATACCGTGGGAAAAAGAAGTTTATGTAAATATGCTGGTTAATTTTATTAAAGAAGAAGAAATGAGAATGCAAACTCAAGGAAGATAAAATGGCTGAAAAAACATTAAATGATGTCATAAAAGCTCTAAATCAAAATGCCCGTGATCAGGCTTATGATGCTATGGAGGATAAAAAGACTCAGGAACAAGTCCTAAAGGAAATAGCTGGACTTAATAAAATGCTTAGTTCCTATTTTATGAAGGAAAAAGCTGGTGCTGGTGATGATCTTGAGTCAAAAAGAGAAGCCCAGCAAAAATCTGCAAAAAGACAAAAGCAAGAAAATAAGGGTGGGACCTTTAAATCAGGACTTCGTGAAGGTTTAGGCTTGGATTTTCTAAAAAATCTTGCAGGATTACCAGGTATGCTTTTTGGTGGTGTTTTAGGTGGGACCTTGATGTCAACTCTTTTACCAGCCTTTGGAAAAATATTGGGTAGAACAATATTAAGAGGTCCTTTATTTGGAGCACTTGCTTTATTTGGTGAAGATTTAATCAAAAAAGGATTTGATAAACTTACGGGTGGAGACTTAACAAGCGAACAAGCATCAACATTTAATAGTATATTAACCAGCACCCTTATAGGTTCAATATTTGGAAAACGTGGGGCAATTGCAGGTTTTGTATTTGGTGTGATAGATGCATCTTTATCAAAGGCATTTAATCTTAGTGATGAAAATAAACAAAAAATATTGGGTATTGAATTACCAATTTCTGAAAAGGATTTTGCAACATGGGGTGGAACAATCGCGGCATTCTTTGCTCCAGGTTTAATAGGTAGTGCTTTAAGAAATGCATTTACTGGTAAATCTGAGGAAGGTGGTAAATTAAAGGAAGGTCATAAAAGAAGATTTAATGCAGGGTTTATGATGAGAAGAGGTCTGGGTTGGGGTTCAGTGTTAATAGCATTAGGTGGTGTTGCAGGTACCGTTATTGGTAATCAATTAGAAAGTGAAGATGCAAAGAATACACTAACCACTGGACTTAATGCTGCAGCCATAGGTTGGTTGGCTGGAGGTCCTTGGGGTGCCGTTATTGCAGGTATAGGATATTTAGCATATTCTGGTATGAGTGCATTGGGTGAATGGTTTAGAAATAGAGATTCGGATATTCGTAATCAGGTATTTGATAAATTTAAAAAATACGAAAACCTTACACCTGAAGATATAGAAAAGATGGATGCAAATAAGCAAGCAGAGATTAGAAAGGCGGCACTTCAGGCCATTCGTGAGGCGGACAGAACAAGTCAACTTATGTTGGATCAACAAACTCTGGATGCGGCAAAAGAAACTGGGAAAAAGGCAGAACAGGTGGCTGGTTCAATGCCTTTATTGGATACCATAACTGATCTTCAATCAAATTATCGCGTAGAGGAAGGTTTAAAAGGTGATGTATCAAAGATTGATGAACTATTAAGATATTATCAATCAAAAGGTCTTGAAATGACACCTAAAAATATGAAACGTATGGCAACAAGTGATGCTATATCTGCAGGTTTTGAAAGTCTAGAACAAATTGAGGCACTTGAGAATTTATATTTACAAAGACTATCAGAAATGATGCAACAGGATTTTGCAGATCCAGACTTTAAATTACCAAGTGGTGGATTTTTAAATACTGCATCCAAAAGAAGCTTAATAGGTAAATTGATGGAAAGCCGTAAGGAAAAAGCTTATCAAAATCTATTACCCCCTCGAATACCTAGTGAAGGCGGTGGTGGAGCTATAATTGACGGATCAACAACGACCAATAATCATAATAGCAATGGTGTGTTATTACCAGCAGGACCAGCTGTGGATACATTCAGTCCATATGCCACATAAAAAAGGAGAGGCTGTCTTGAGCCTCTCCTTCCTGGTACATTTGGCGTGATTGCCAGGCTTTCCCTTCGCCTTAGTCCTCGTTTGCCAATTTCGCAAAATAGGACATGGTGTCATCATCATCTGTAGAATTGATCTCCTCAGCACTGATTGGAGCCACAGGTTCAGGAACATTTGTTTCATACGTAGGTTCATTCATCTGTTGGGTTTGTGCCATCGTGGGTGCACCCATTGAAGCTTCTTCACCTAGAACACGCATCAATTTTGCTTTGAGCTCGTCATATGATTTGTAGTTCTTTGGGTCGGTAAACTCACTGAGATCATGTAGTTGATTATAGACTCCTTCCAATCGGGATTCGTCTCCATCATATAGAGAAGATGCGCTTGCAAATTCGGACTTATCATAATTACGGTACCCTTCAACATTCCGGATTTTTAGTTTAAAGTCTGCACCTTCCCAAAAGTCAAATGGGTTGACTGGAGTTTCATCTGCAAACTCTGGTTGCATTGCATCCATAATTTTCTCAAAGATTTTCTTACCAAATTTGTAAAGCATAACCTTACCTTCATTGGCAGGATTTCCTGGGTCTGACATGACAAGAACATTTGTTACATAGTGTAACCGACGTTTTTGTGCACGTGCAGTTTCCTTATCGGCCTCAATACCAGAGTTCCATAGTCGTGAATTTAACTCACCAACTGGGTCGTTTTGACCAATTGATGTAAGTGAGTTTTCAATGTACCATTGACCTGTTGGGCCTTTGAAACCATGATCCCAGTACCGAACCCAAGGTAACTCTTGGCCCTCGTTTGCGGGTAGAAAACGAAGTACGGCATACCCATTACCTGCTTTATCAACAGTGGGTTTCCAAATACGGTCATCACCGTAATTTTTTGTTTCGGTAGATCCACCGGCGGCCTCAGCGGCCTGTACCAGTTTAGAGATTTGATCGCGATTGCGTTTTAAATTTTCGAATGACATAGTCTTGTCCTTATATTAACTGAAGTATTTAACTGTATTATTATATCATATATACACTGAAGTGTACACATATTTATATACAATTTATTCAAAAAGTGATGAATCAATTGCATTTATTTTAGGCAACAAATTTAATTGCATTGCCTCTGCCTCAAGTTTATCTCTAATGATAGGAGAGACAAACTTTCGGACATCCTCTGGATCAATATTATGCTTCTCACATACCAGAAGAATTGCTTCCATATAACCAATAGTTTTTTCAATGACTGTTCTTTCTATTAGTTTGGAAAATCTTGTTTTCGTTAGAAATTGTTCCTCGATAACCTCCATTAATCCATTATCCTCAATATGATTGTGTTGGCGTTTATGCGCCCATTGGGCACAGATGTTTTTGTTGTCAGAGTTGTCCAGGCTTTATCAATTTGTCTGGATGATTTATTCTGTACAACAGGTAATATTTCATCTGGTTTACGCAATCGGATTTGTCTGCTTTCCTCTGCATTAAAATCCTTAAGTGTTGAACCAGAGATACTAAATCCGGTTGTGGATGTGGAGACAAACTCTTTTAATAATTTCTCCTTGGTATCATATGTGTACATTTTAGAGCGACCAATCAATTGAATTGGTGGTATTGATACCAATTTTAGATCCTTGTCCTCTTTTTTGTACTGAACCTTTGAGACTTGTTTGTCTGCAGATTTTGGCTTTGGCAAACGTGTTGCACGAAGTGCCTTTGCAGCATTTTTGATTTTATCCAAATCTGCCAACATATCATTAATTGCAGTAATACGTCTCTTAATCTCAGGTCTCTTTAAATGATTATAACCCTCGACGGCTTGATCACAGCGTTTATGATATGCATCCTCATAATCAAGCAACCATCCATCCAATACATCACGCACAGGTTTTGTTGCAGTACCTGACAATCCATGTTTTTGGAACAATTGATAAACATCAATGGTTGTTTTTTCTCCGGCAATCCAATCATCTTCTAGATCCAATAGGTCCTGCATGATTGTATTACCAATTTTATTGGCTGTCCTTTGGGCAGGAGTAAGTGCAACAACCTTGTTTGTGTCTTTTGGTTGTTCTGCTTTCTCCTTTAAAAGAATTTTACCCTCGTCAGCCAATTTAATGACATAGCGTTTAAGAGCAGTTTCCCAATATTCAACTTTATTATCCTTAGGCAATTCCATTGTCAACCACCATGCGATTGTTGCATAATGGGTGTGTGAATAAAATTTGTATTCTGGGTTTGCAAGGATGCTTTTTAATTCAGCCTTTGTATGATTGGCTTTTAAATACGCCTTAAATACACTTACAAGATCCTTATTATCAACCTCGTAATGAAAATAATTTTTGGTATACTCGTAGCCTTTATCGGTTGGTATAGCACCAATGCCGGTTTTTGCTCTACGTGGTAATACCTTTTTTGGTTTACGTTTATTAATAGCCATCATTCACTCCTTGGTTATTATAGTAGTATTCTATCATACTTTTAGCCAAATGTAAACCCCTAAAATGCATTTTTTTAAAAAAAGTTTTGGCGATCACGGAAGGACTCGAACCCTCAACCTGCTGATTAGAAGTCAGCTGCTCTATCCAGTTGAGCTACGTGACCATTCTGGTCGGAGATGTAGGATTCGAACCTACGGCCCCTTGGTCCCAAACCAAGTGCGCTACCAGACTGCGCCAATCTCCGTTACCCTCGTCTCATTCTTGCCATTTCTTTAGCATCTTTTTTCCGTGTAACTGGTACCATGTTTGATTTATGCATGGTACCGATACCAATAATATAGTCTCCAGTATATTCATTTGCTTTACCTTTAAAGCATGTTCCAGGTATGGCATCAGAGGTTTTTGGGACAGAATTTCCATCATTTCTATATGTAGGTATTTCTGCTCTCCACTCTGATGCCCCACCCTTCACGCCCATCTTTTTAAGAAAGGCGTCGTGACGTGCCTCGGCTTCTTTCCACCCAGGTTTGCGCTTAACCTTGTGTTTACCGTGAACTTGTACGCCACGAATCATATGCATACTCATTTTGAATCCACCATTTTTGTAAATACTGTCATTGCCTCTAGCCTATCAGCGTATGAATTGCTTGATAACCCCTCAAGGCTTTTTAGATTTGATACATGATCACCAGCTTGGATACCCCACTGCCACCAGTTTTTGTCAAAACCTTCATCATCAGGATATAACTCATTTACCAATACATAACCTTTATAGGTGTATGCAGTATCAAAATCAGTGAGCTTTGGCATCACTTAACTCCTTTTCAAGCCTCTCAACACGAGCTGTCAATTGGGCAATTTTAAGTGACAGATCATGCAAACGCATTTCCAACATACTAGTCCCAGTCATTATCAAACCTTGTAGTCTCACGGTATACAGAACCATAATACTCATTAGCATATTTTGATGCGTCAGTATAGTGGTTGATGTTAATAGTGTCATTAACGCCAGCCATAGGGTCAACAGATTTAGTTTCTGTTTTACGAAC